ATACGTGAAACTTCTGAAGAGACTGGTCAGGTAATCCCTGGCATCTGGTGATCCGTTAAAGCGGCTGAGAGGGTGCAACGCCCTCTCCACCAATTGCCTTTAGAGCCCGCTACGGCGGACAACTCTCTAGGTACCGGTGCCTCGACTATGGCCTAAATAGTCAAAACTTACATAGATCTAGATCGTCTGACCATACATGCCTACATCTTAACTTTTTAATTAAATGACTTTTTCAGCCTTCCAGGGTAATAACGTAGCCGACGGCTCACGTACTCCCTCACAAAATTATGATACTCGTTACGCAACGGCGCTTAAGCTGTTCAGTGGCGAAGTGTTCAATGCCTTCAATGACGCTACAATCTTCAAAGGACTTATCCGTAACTACAGTCTCCGTGGTGGCAAGAGTAAGCAATTCTTGCTGACTGGCAAGCTCGCTGCGGGCTATCATACTCCGGGCACAGCTATCGCTCCAGCTGATGGCTTGAAGTCCAACGAGAAGACGATTGTGATGGATGACCTGTTGGTCTCCAGTCAGTTCGTCTATGACTTGGATGAGATCCTCAGCCAGTGGTCCAGCCGCAGCGAGATCTCCAAGCAGATCGGTGAGGCTCTTGCCCTTCACTATGATGACCGTCTTGCGCGTGTCCTCTGCAAAGCTGCTACTGAGTCCTCTGTTGTGACTGGTGAGCCTGGTGGCTTCCAAGTGAACATCGGAGCCGGTAATGTCAACGATGCCCAGGCAATCGTAGACGGTTTCTTCGAATCAGCAGCCGTGTTAGACGAAAGATCAGCTCCTCAGGAAGGACGCTGTGCTGTACTTTCTCCTCGTCAGTACTACTCACTGATCTCTTCTGTAGACACAAACATCCTGAACCGTGAGATCGGTAATACCCAGGGTGACATGAACAGTGGTAAGGGTCTTTACTCTATTGCTGGTATTCGTATCTACAAGTCCAACGTCCTTGCTAACCAGTATGGCAAGAACGCTACAGCTAATGCTGCTGTGACTGGTGAGAACAACGACTACGCAGTAAACAACACTGCTCTTGCTGGCCTTGTCTTCCACCGTGAAGCTGCTGGTTGTGTTGAGTCAATTGCTCCCTCCATCGAAACAACTTCTGGAGATTTCCATGTTCAATATCAAGGCGACTTGATCGTAGGAAAGCTTGCAATCGGTGCTGACACTCTCCGTGTCTCCGTTGCTGGTTCACTCCAAGCTGCTTGATAATTAAATCCTTTGGCCCTTCGGGGCCTTTGGACTTCCCATTTCCTAAGTAAATTAATGGCAACTAAACTAACAAAGCTGAGTGCAGTTAATATTGTGCTCTCCAATATTGGTATGGCTCCGGTCACTACCATAGACAATGATAACCCTATGGTCTCAATGGCCTCCAACATTGTTGATGAGGTCAGCCTAAGTCTCCAGAGTGAGGGTTGGGTGTTCAATACAGAGAACGAGTATCCATTTACACCTGATCCAGTTACAGGTCATGTGGAGATCTCCGATAGCATCTTGTCTTTAGATACTACCTATGATCAAGATCTAAATGTGATCATCAGGGATGGTAAGCTTTATGATAAACGAGCCCATACCTATAAGTTTACATCACAGCTCTCTTTAAATGTGGTATGGGTCTTTGACTTTGAGGACATCCCTGAAGCCTTTAAGAGCTACATTGCTATGCGATCTGCTAACCTGTTTGCAGGCAGAGCTGTAGGTTCTACCGAGCAAGTCAAGTTCGGTGAGCGAGAGGAAGCAATGGCTAGGGCTGCTATGCTTCAATACGAGACCGAGCAAGGTGACTATAATATGCTTGGAACTATTAACAACCGTAACGCAGTCACCTATCGTCCATCCTTTGCTAGTATCAGGTATTAAACATGGCAGCAGTTTCACAGAAAGTCCCTAACCTTCTAGGTGGGGTAAGTCAACAACCAGATCCAGTGAAGCTGCCTGGTCAGGTCCGAGCAGCTGATAATGTCTATCTTGATCCTACTTTTGGATGTAGAAAACGTCCTGGCACAGAGTACATCAACACCTTATCTTCTGATGGGACAGTACCTAGTGAAGCTAAATGGTTCTCTATCTTTAGAGACAATAATGAAAGGTATGCGGTTGCTCTTTACACCGACCCCGCTTTAGCCATAAAAGTGTGGGATCTAAATGATGGATCTGAAAGGACTGTCACGATCAGTGAAAGTGCCACAGCTTACTTCAGTGGTGCTACTCAGGACACGGTAGAACAAATCTCTATTGCTGATTATACCTTAATCACTAATACCGAGTCAGAGGTGTCAATGAACACCGATACGAGTGCTGAGCAAGCTAAGGAAGCTATCGTTACTATTGATCAAGTTGCTTATAATGCTACCTATAACATTGATATTGCTAAGGATGGTAACTCAACCCCTAATAAAGTTTATTCAGCTACTGGGTTAGAGGTTACACCTGGATCTTATGAGCTTGATGATGGTGGTAGCTGTGGACAAGCTGGAGCAGAGACATTCACCATTAATTCAGGTGGTAAGTCTGGTCTTATATTCCGTATTGTTAATCAGTGTCAAGCCTATCTTACTGGTGGCAACTACACAAGTTATAAAGTAACTGACGTAAGTCCTACGGAAACGCCTTATGACGTACTGGATGGTTATAGCCTTACAGAGCAATATGATGGATTTCAAATAAAGTGGGAAAATAGGGGCTATGACCCGAGTACAGGACCTGATATTAGTTGGAAGGTAAGAAATTCTTCCTATAACGATTCTTATAGGACTGGAAAGATATTATCAGGCGATGCAGGTGGTAAGGTAAAGGTTACCCAGGAAAGCGTTAAGCAAACCTCTGATGCCAAGTACATGTCACGCCATAAGTGTGACGTACAACTCCGCAATGGTGGTGTTGGTTGGAGGAAAGGTGATACAGCAGTCGTCAATTTAAATGGCAGAAGCTTCACTGTACGTGTTACCAGTGAACGCTTTGTCTATGCTTATAACAGTGCTGGTACAGCCTCATATACAACCCCAGCCGATACAGATGGTGGTGTCTTAGACGTCGGTGCTGTGGTTGGTGGTTTAGTTGGAAGGGTTAATGCCATTGGTCAAGGCTTTGCAGCTGAAAGTGTTGGTAATGTAATCAAGATTAAGAACACAGCAGGTAGAGACTTCAATGTAAGTGTTAGGGGTGGTATCACTAACAAAGCTATGACAGCTATCAAGGGTCTTGCCCGAGATATTGCCGATCTACCTGCTCAATGTTTTGATGGTTATCAAGTCAAAGTAAACAACACAGCTGACTCTGACGCTGATGATTACTACGTTAGGTTTGAATCAGAAGCTCCAGGCATCCCAGGAGCCGGTACATGGAGCGAAACTGTTGGTCCAGGCATAAGGACAACCATCAACAGCTCAACGATGCCCCATGCCCTCATACGGCAGGCTGACGGCTCCTTTACTCTAGATGCCCTCAACACAGACTCTGCTTTTGGTGGTTGGGCTGCTAGAGAAGTTGGTGATGACACTACTAACCCAGAGCCATCTTTTGTTGGCCGTAGTATCTCTAATATGTTCTTCTTTGCTAATCGCTTAGGGTTCCTATCTGAGGATGCTGTGATCATGTCGCAGCCTGGAGATTATTTTAACTTCTTCTCTGGCTCGGCTATTGCGGTATCAGATGCAGATCCTATTGACCTAACAGCATCATCTACAATCCCTGCTATCTTGAAGGGTGTTGTAGGTACTGCTAAGGGTCTTGTTCTATTTGCAGAACGTAGCCAGTTTCTATTAGCTGGTCAGGAGTTAATATTCTCCTCTTCCACAGTTAAGCTTACGGAGATCAGCAACTACTTCTATAAATCTGATGTACTACCTCTGAATACCGGAGTCTCTATAGCCTTTTTATCGGAGAGTGCTACTTACTCCAAAGTTATGGAGATGGCTGTGGATTCAGTAGATAACAGACCAGCAGTGGCAGATATAACCAGGGCTATTCCAGAGTACTTACCACCCAATTTTATCTGGGGTGAAGCCTTACCGAACAACAACATCACAGCTTATGGAGAAGGTACTCCTGATGTTTATGTCTTTAAGTTCTTTAACAATGGAGATACAAGAGAGCTAGCAGGTTGGACACGCTGGAGGTACCCCGCAGATGTAAAACTATTTGCAGCTGAGGATGATCTTATGCATCTTGTCCTTTTTGATAATGAAAAGTTCATCCTGTGTAGATCTAATCTTATAGATGATCCAGCACAAGCTCCTCTTGATGTATCATTTTCTAGCTTCTCTCCTCGTATTGACATCACTCAAAGTGCCGAAGCTTTTTCTAAAGAGTCCATATCGCTCTCAACCTCCAGGGTACGTTTTAATACTGACTCTTATATCAATACTGCACAATATACACTAGTGGTTATTTCTGGTGATTATCGAGGTACGTTTATTGATCTTGATGTGGAGACAGATGAGACAGGCCCCTATTTTGACGTAAGAGATTCTTTGTTGACTGATGATTATGTAGTTGGTTGTCGATATATCGCGTCAGTACAACTCCCTGCCATCTTCTTTAAATCAGAAAACAAAGCTGATAGGGTAAACGTCCCTATGGTATCTTTCCTATATCTAGAACTATACTACTCAGGAAGATATGAGGTTATCCTTAATCGTATTGGATATGCTCCAGTAACCAAGAGTATAGAAATTACACCAGCTAACGTCTATGATGCTAATGCTGTCCCTGTGGCTGAGATTGGTCAGGCAACTGTACCTATCTTCTCTCCAGGTAACATCTCTATGGTTACAATTAATGCCCCCGACCCGTTCCCATCTTCCATCACTGGCTACAGTTGGGAAGGTAGTTACAGCAACAGGGGTGTCCGTACACTCCGCTAAACCGCCAACATGAACTACGTGACTAAAAAGGCAACAATACAAGATGCCTTAGAAGTAGCACGTAACATCCGAGCAGAAGATAAGATGGAGATAGAGGGTCTAGGACACAGCCTAGGCTCTCTACCATTCTCTGTGGCTTTAAGTGATGTTGCTGTTTCTTTTTACAATAGAGACGGAGACATTTGTGGTGTGGCTGGTATTTGTCCCTCCCCTATTCCCAGAAGCGGAATTGTGTGGATGATATGTACTCCCGCCCTAACTCTACAGCCCATGACTTTTGTAAGGCAGGCCAGGACTTGGCTTGCTAAGGAGGAGGTGAACTACGATGTATTGTATAATTATGCAGACATCAGAAACACATTCCATCATAAGCTATTAAAGATGCTAGGCTTCCGAGCTTTACGTATCTTACAACCAGCACCTAACTATCTACCTTATTATGAGATTGTAAAACTATGTGCGTCGTAATCGGAGCAGCTGCTTTAAGCACGCTTTCTGCCATTGGTACAATTGGGGGCTTAGCCTCTTCAGCTTTCGGCATCATGCAGGGCCAACAGCAGGCTCAACAGGCTCAGCAACAGGCTGTGATGCAGCAACAGCAGGCCATTCAGAACCAAGACCTACAGTATCAGCAAGCCCAACGAGCTACAGCTCAAGAGAACCAAGCCCGTGCTAATAAGCATCAGGGTGAAGTCCGTTTGCAGCAGGCTGGTAAGTTATCTTACTATGCTCAGCTCAACAACAACAGTGAAGCTTTAAACAAGACCTACTCACAAGAGCAGGCTAAACTGAATGAAGCAAGGGATGCTGCAGCCTTTAAGGCCCAGGCTAACTACGCTAAATCGATTGGAGCTAAGGGTAGGATCTTAGCAGGTGGTATGACAGGTCAATCTATTGGGCTCCTAGCCTTAGACGTTGATCGACAGCAAGGCTTCAACGATGCTCAGGAGAATGCCTCTATAAGGAGTGCAGAAGCTCAAGCAGCGATTGGTATGGACTCTGCCTTTACACAGGCTAAGTCAGCTAACAACCAAGCCTACAGCAAGCTCACACCTAACGTGCAGGCCCCTCTTATGGCTCCTAAGCCTCTTGGCATAGGTAAAGATCTAAATCTCGGTATCCCTAC